GTTCCCACTGCGTATAGTCTATTGATAAATTATTGTCCATTGTTTATTAAAAAATTGATTCGTCCCAAGTTAAGTGACCTTTTGAATAATTAGTTACACGATTTGCAAAGAAATCAGTATGTTGTTTACCTGCTGATAGGTGATCAAACCATTTCATTCTTTCTACTGCGGTCATGTCTACATTCGAAATAATTGGTTTATATCCTAAATCACCTAATTTAGTATTTACTCTATTTTTAATAAAGTGTTCTAAATCGTATTGTGAACAACCTTCCAAATCACCAAGTTCGTAAACCTTATTGATAAAATCAAGCTCAAGTTTAAGAGAAAGCAATGCTGCTTCATTAATAGCGGCTTCAAGTTCTTGAGTTTTAAGTTTTGGGTTTTCTTGAACTAATGTTCTAAATAACCAACATCCAGCTTCTGAATGTAATGATTCGTCTCGGATAGACCATTCAACAATTTGGCCTACACCTTTAAGTTTATTACGCATCTTAAAACTTAATAATACTGCGAACGAAGAGAACAAATTAACGCCTTCAGTAAATGCTGAGAATATTGCTAATGATTTTGCTACTTCGTGCCAATCTGTTTCACCTTGAAAACTATCTCTTACATTCATCAAATTTTCAATTTTAGCCATTGTAGCTTCATCTTCCAAAAATTCATCAAAATTATCAAGACCTAAAGTTTCGTTCAACAATGAATAAGCTTCAGCATGGATTGTTTCAAACGCACCAAATGTTGTAGCCATCATAATAATTTCAGGTTTACGAAACCATTTTGTTACTAGTCCTGACCAATAATCATTTACAACGGTTTCGGTTTGTGCAAATCCTTTTAAAATAGAACCAATAATATTTTTTTCAGTTGCGTTTAAATTTGAATTCCAGTCTGTTAAATCCGACATCATTGGTACTTCTGTGTGAAGCCAGTGTGCTTGTTGTTGTTTAAGCCAGTAATCGGCTGCTTCTTGGTACTCAAATGGTTTGTACACTAACCGAGGTTTTATAATATTTGTCATAATTTTTAATTAGGAGTTAAGTTCAAAAAATTTATTTCGCAACTCTTTTTTATCTACAGCATCAATAGTAGAAAAAACAGGTGATTTAGAAGTATTTGTTGTTGTTTCTTCTTCGTCATCTTCCATACGTTCTGAGACTTCAAAATGACCAGTAGATGTATCTGCTTTAACATTATAAGTCATACCATCCATACCATATCTATTTTTCATAATGTGAAATCTTCCTGTTCCGTTAACTTTATCTTGACGTTTTCTTGATAAGGATATCGCTACATCGGTAATCATGATTTTATCATAAGAACCGGCTGCTTTATCGCCTTCAATTACATCATCTTTTGCACCAGCTCGGTTTACTTGCGAAACAGACCAAACAGGAATGTTTAACTCACGTGCCAAAGCTTTTGTGCTTACATAAATATCATCTATCTCATCTTTACGCTCACGATTTGTCTTCTTTGAACGAAGAAGATCTACATAGTCAATAATAACCAAATCTGGTTTGAAATCTTGGTCAATACATTTTTTAATGTGTGATTCAATAGTTGACATTGATGCCTTTCCAGGTGAATATTCTTTAATAATCAATTGTCCTTGAAGGTTTTCTACTGCTTCTTCTACTTTATTTCTATTTTTCTGCTCAGTAATTCTATTCACTGGAATGTTGGTGAAGAAAGCATCGTAACGACGACCTACATAATCTTCACCTAATTCTAGTGTGTAGTGAAGGACATTGTAACCCATTTTAACAGCATAGCCACCTAATGCAATAAGTGTCCAAGACTTACCACCACCAGGATTACCAAAAATCAAACCAAAATCACCATTACCTAAACCTCCTTGAAGCAATACATTAAATGATTCCCAAGGACAAGGTACTACAATTCTATGATCTTCTCTGTAACGAGATTCAACATCTTTATTGTATTCGTGGCCTACATTTTTGTCTTGACCGGATTTAAGTGCGTTATCAATTAATGAACGAATTGAATCATAATCTCCTGCATTTAGGAAATCTACGCTTGTTAACAACGCTTTTTTAAGTTGTTGGTTTTTGCAGAAATTTGAAAATTCCTCTTCAACATACTTTAGATCCTCGTCTGATGCTTTATATGCTTCGCGAAGTTGTTCTTTAATAGATACTTGAAGTACCTCGTTGTCAATTTTCTTCAATTCTACCTTCAAGACATCCATTGAAGGTGTAGTATGATATTTTTGGTAATATTTTAAAATTTCTTTAATAATCCAACGGTGTGCTTGGTTATCAAAATATTCTTCACTAATAACATCGTGGATGTTAAGCAAAAACTCTTTGTGTGTTAATAATGAAGATAAGACTTTAATTTGAAAGCCAATACCGTACTGTGAAAGATTACTTAATGTCATATAACTTATTTTCTAAAACTGTTTAATACTTTAAATGTGTCGTTAACCCAAAATTCAACGTTTTTAATTAAATGGCCTAAACCATCATCGTGGTAAAATCGTAAAAAGGCTTCAGTATTCAAAACTAAAGTATCATCTTCTGCAAATGCCTCTAAAAACTCTTTATCATTATCGTCCAACAAAGGTTTTTTTAGATTCATAATCTTGTAATTTTGTTCTAAGCGATCACGTTCAAAAGCGATGCGAGAATAAATAACATGTTCTTTGTACTTAGCTTCTGATATACTGAAGATGTCATCTAATGTTAATATATCAGTAGATAATTCTGGAAATTTCTTAAATAGTCCTTTAGCTCCTAAACCTTTAACACCTGCTACTTTATCTGAGTTATCACCAAGTAACATTTTATACAAAATGAAATTTTCAGCTAATACTCCAAATTTTTCTTTAACGGTATCTTTAGTATAGTATTCCTTTTCGATTGGACGATATACAATAACATCGTCATTTACCAGTTGTATAAAGTCTTTATCCGATGATACTATAAAAACCTTGGAACCGTATGTTTTAGGAAGATGATCGCTATAATACGCTATAATATCGTCTGCTTCAGCTTTATCAATAGCGACAGTCTTAACAGGTAGACATTTTAGGTAATGAGCAATTCGAACTATTTGGTTAATTTTAGCATCGTCTTCGTCTTCTAAATCTTCAAATACTTCCCAGTTTGTAATTCTATGTTGGTTACGACCTGATTTGTATTCGGGGAGTAGGTTCTTCCTATTAGTGGAAGAACCAATCCCGTCGAATACTACAAACACAGATGTAGGTTGAATTTGATTAATTAAAGACCCTAACGAACGAATAAAACCACCTAAACCTCCTACGTGTACTCCTTGAGGGTTTACTATATTCATCATGGCAAAATTTCTAAAAAACAAATTTAAACCATCAATCAAAAGTACACGATCGTAACGATTTGTTGAGACTGTTTCCTGCTCCTCAACTAAATTGTCAAGGAGTTTAAGCAATTCTTTTCTTTTCATCTTAATCTGGTTCCTGTGTAAAGATGTTTTCAGATTCGAATGAATCTTGTTCCTCAAAGATGTCAAAATCCATACCACCAAGTACTTTCATCCATTCAGATGCATGAGCATCTTTGTATGCTTTAAGTTCCTTGTCTGTATCATTAATAAATCCATGAGGTGTCATGATAATCTTACCTCTTGATTGAACACCGTTAATGTGGTTTTTGTCGATTTGAATATTTGTACGTTTTGCAAATTCGACTTGTTTACCATCTTTAATAGCTTTAATCTTAGAGGTACCAGCATTCATGATGTTACCAAATGTTACTACAAACGTAGCGTCAAACCACATAGCAAAACCACCTTTGTTCATCAATTTGGGTTGACCCATAGGTACTTCTGCTTTTGCTGTCCAAACCTTATTTACACATACCAAAGTATTAGTATAAGGTGAAGATTCTTTACGTGACAATGTCATTTTCTGGTTAACATTGTTACCGAATTGAGTAGACATTGCACCAGCATTCCATTCATTGTTGTTTTTGTTTGATTTAACAGACAATTCACAAGGTACCGAACCAATTGAGTCCCACAGGAATAACAAATCGTAAGGTAGGTTACCTTTTTTCTGTTCATCAAGCAAATCCAAGATAAATGCTGCTACGTCTTCAATTGTGTGTAGTGTTTCACGGTCAACATAAATGAAATTACCTTCATAGTTTAGAATTTCACCTGTTTGTTCGTCAACAATCTCTTTAACGTGAAGACCCATTTGAACAGCATGTTCCCAATTCCATTTCATCTCAGTTACAATGAACACAGGTAAAACGCCCATTTTTTGGGCTGAAACCGCTGCTTCAATCATAGCGGTTGTTTTACCTGTATCACTGTGTCCGCGAAGAAGTACAATGTGGCCCATAGGAATACCTGGTACTGAGGTTACTTCCTGGAAAGCGGGAGATAGAGGAATCCATCTTTGCTCTTTAAATTTGACGTTTTGGTTAAGCATCTTTTTCTCCTTAAACTTAGTCAAATCAAAGTTTGATCTAAGTTCAGAGGATAGAGCAGCCGTAAGCGATTCGCTTTTTTTACTTCTTGCCATACTGATTTAAATTAGAAAGGTAGGTCGTTTTCTTCTTCGTCAAACAAAGCATCAAACTTATCTGCTTTACTTACTTTTTCAGCCGCAGGGGTTTTCAAAGTGTAAGGTTTAGCAGGTTTTTCAACTACTTCTTCTTCCTTTTCATCATCGATGATGTCACCTTCAGAATACTCATCTTCAGGAGTCAACCATTCTTGAAGTGCGGTTTTCATTTCATCATATGAGTATTTCTTAAATACTTCCATAGGATTGGGTTGATTTTCCAACAACGCTTCAATGGTTGCTTTGTCTTCAGCCAACAAAGTTTCTTTAACTTTAGGCATGATAGTAGTTTTGTTGTAGCTTGTGCCTGTTACTTCAGGACCTACAGTGGTCAATGTGATGTCACGACCATTCATTACGTCAGTAAAATCACCAACGTCTTCGTTGTCAGCAAGGTTCAAGAAATCCATGTACAATTCCTTACCAAACTGCCACAATTTTACTCCTTCGCTTTCTTCGCCTCGTACTACTACGGGAACAAAGATACGCATTTTAGGGTCAAGCTTTTTAGCCATACGCCAGTTTTCCTTGTCGCTAGTGCTACGCAATTGCTTTGCAAACTCTACGATAGGATCTTTTTCACCCCAGTTGATTGGAGATACCATAGTATTTTTTCCAATACCATAATGGAAATACATTTCAGTGAATGGGTTTTTCTTGTTGTACTTAGAGGGCACAACTCGAACTACTTGCTTACCTACTGAGGGTTTCCAAAAGACAGATTTTTTCTCTCCGCTGCCTTTACCAGATTGCTTTGACTGCATTGCAGACAGTCGATTTCGCATTTCATTTAAGTCCATAACTAATCAAATTTTATTTGTAGTATTAATATAATAACCGTTTGGCGAATTGCCAAATTAAAGTTCAACGATTTTGTAAACTTTTGTGTTTAATTGTCTTAATTCATTTGTGTTGGTCAACAAAATACAATTCTTGTAATGTTGCCAATTCACTCTAAATGCCGGATCTACTACACCACCATTTAATGATTTAATCAATGTATTGAGAGCGTTAATTGTATATAACGTATTCGTTTCTTTCTTTCTATGTACCAAAATTGTGTTGTGAGGGATATTATCTACATTACCCTGATCTACATTATAAGTAATAACATATTCGCCTGTGCTTTTAACAAATAGCACAAACATTTTGTTATACATTATAGTGTATGCATCCGCGATGCTATTTATCATATCATCAAGGGTGTCCTCTGCAACAAACGTACAAAATAACTTGTTGTTCAAATCTTTACTATTTAATTGAGTTTTCTCCCAATAAATATCATAGTAATTATCTAAAGTCATAACTGCTTCCATGCTTAACCTTTATTTGTAATTTTTTATTTTTAAAAATATCTTCTATGTCCCCAATTAAATTTTCACTCGCATCGTAATCAAACAAAAAACTATCGTACGTATATAATACTAACTTAGTATTTTTGCCTCTTAACAACTTATGAATATCCATCAAGATACAAACATTCGTTGCCGTTTCCAAGTTTTGTAAAATATAATTAAATAGTTTTTGCGGATTCATATTATCCAGCTCACTCGCCTTAAACACGTGCCCAGAACCCGGAACTACTACCTCACCCGAATCTGTATATTCGGTCCATTTTTGATTAATGAATTTATTTACTTTTTGAAAAAATTCAAGGTGCGCATACTCTTTAAAAACGCCTCCGTATAGTTGCTTAAACGTGAGCTCTTTTGCTTCTTGATAGCTCGTACCATAGAGGTCTGCGAACGCTTGGTGGACATCCGTACTGCCAAAATCATAGGCAGCCAAGCGACTAGCGAGATGAGGATGGTATGCACTAATATCGAGCTCCACAAACCCATGACTCGATATGAAGCTCCCCCTTGCGCCATTATCTTTGTTTAGTGCGGCAAAATTAATGCCATTAAAAGAGTTACTTGGTCTACGTGTAGTTGTAAAAAGGTTGTAACTGGTGTAAACCTTACCATCTGCAACTGAATGCTGTTTGATAGTTGGTTTAAAGTGTTGATCAAAAATTGTTTCATCT